TTTACAACGATTTAGATCAATAACCTATAAACACTCATAGTTTTTTAGGGATTGACTTATTAACAAAAAAGGAGAAAGATATGCTCTATAAACCAATGAGCAGCTATAGGACTGCAACTTATCTAAAATAGGTAAGCTTTATAAAACTAACTAACATCGCCGGAGGGTAAAGTGAATAATTTTAAAAATTATGTACTATATACAATGACAGCTCTAATTTGGGCGTTTATTATCCTTTTTTTAATATTCTCAGAACCCGCCTTTGGCTACACTAATAACAAGGAATTCATTGAATCCGTCAATAAATGCGCGGATTATTTAGAGAAGAACATCAAGAAAGAAGATAGAATACCAAGGAAACTACTACTCGCGCAGGCGGCTTTAGAGTCTAATTATGGGCGCAGCAGATACGCTAAAGAGGGAAACAATCTAATGGGTATATATCAGTTTAAAAATTTACATACCGGTATGGCCCCAAGGGACAACCCAAATGCATCGTTTAGAGTGGCTAAATTTAAGTCTAAATGCCATTCTATAAGCTATTATATGAATCTGTTAAACACTAAAGATTCCTACGTTTCCTTTAGAAATGAAAGATTATTGCAGTCAAAACTTAGAGTTAATGATGTAAATAGGTATTTTCACCTGTTATATAACTATTCTACTAACAAAGAATACCCACAATTATTGATTAGAACCCATAAAGAAATTAAAGATTTGGGGTTTTGAGCTTCACTGGTCTTCTCTGGGCCTCACTGAGCTACTTGATGTGTGACATTTCTGCCACACACCATAATTTTATTTATTCGTCGTCGTCTTCTTCGTCTTCATCCTCGTCTATGTCCTCATCCTCATCCTCGTCTTCCCATTCTTTTTTCTCAATGGCTTTGTCCCTGATCATTTCTAGGTCAGCCTCTATTCTATCTACGATATCCTCGATAGTTTCTTCTTTTTTTCTTGGCATGGTCGTCCTTTTGTTCTTAGTTGAGGCAATTACGATACGCGGTCAGCGAGCCGTTGACAAGTTATAATTGATATGGGGTTATTGGAACGCGGAGCGGGGATTGATTTAATTGACTTTTTTCTTTTATAGTAAACATATGGTTACTATCTAGGGGTTTGCCAGACATAAGGAGGAATCTGACCCCTCATGTTTTTTTTTAAAATAAAATTTTTTTAGGCTGGCAGGCTGGCAAAAGTCCAAAATATCGTCTAGAACTGTTGGTACTGTTGAAGAATGTCTTGCCAGAGCAGTCAAAATCAGCTGGCAGGGTCTGGCAAATCTGTTGGTATTGCTATCTTTTTTGATTTTTCGTGTTGGCAGGATCAAATAAGTCAATGAATACACCAAAAATATGTACTCTGCGCGCGAGACTTTTTTTGTTTTTATAAAAAACTTTAGAGGGGTCAAAATCCTCCTTATGTGTTAGAAGAGTTTATGACTAGGAAAAATAAGAAATCAAAATATAGATCCTTGTTAATTAATAAAAAAAGATATTACTTCTACAAGATCACTTGGCTTGACATAGTAGGCGATTCTGGACACGCTGATGTTAATGAGTTCAATCAATTAAAACCTACAGAGATGATTAGCTATGGTTATGTATTTAGTAAGGATAGCACTTGCATTAGAAGTTTTGCTAGTTATGATAGCACTGAAGAAACATTTTCTGATAGAAATGTATATCCAATAGGGTGTATTGTTAAATTAGAAAAATTAGATTTATGAAAAATAAAACATTAACTAAGAATATGCCCCATGTTAAATGGGATCAAATACCACCAATCAAAGGACCTAACTCACAAGGAGAGAATTATGGTAATATTAAAAACAAAAGTACGTTTATTAAAAGAACAATTAAAAAAGTTTCCATTGATAGTTTATAATAAGATTATTTCTTGTTATCGTCAACAACCAATTCTTTTTCTTTTTCTGGTTCTTCTACTATTTTATATTCAGTTTCAGTAATATTAATTATATTTTTGTGCTCTTCTAAAATTTGTTTTAATTTGTTTTCTAATTCTGTTTCTGACATTTTATCTAAATTACCAGTCATAACTATTTTTTGATCTACATATAATCCTGCTGCTTTACCACGTGCTATCTCTGCATTTATGGCAGCACTCCATGCACCTTTTTTAGAAGCATCATCTCTTAGTTTAGATAATTCTCCAAGATGCCTATTAAAATCAATACCATGCTTTTCTTGTATTTCAGCTCTTAATTCACCTATGTATTTAACTACTAAAGGTGAGTATTTTGGATTGCGTAATTCAGATGCAGCCTGTCTTGGTCTGCTTACATAACCTGCTTCATATGCACATTCAGATGCTGATTTTCTACCTTCATTGTACACAAGCAATTCTGCAAACTTAATTTGTCGTTCTGATAATTTATCTATTAAAGCCATACACTTGACTTATACCGTAATTTACCGTACAAATCAATATAGTTACTCCGAATAACAATCCTGGGGTCGGCTCACGACGTGGACGATTGTGTCATTTGTATACCCACTGATACTGGGCCCCAGGTTTAACCTTGTACGATGAAACCAGAATCAAAATTTTGGCAAAAAATTAAAAAAAATACACCTAAAATTAGTTGGACAAGATTAGAATCTTGGAGCAGTTTTGGCGTTCCAGATTTATTAGGATACAATGATTTATGTGCTTTTTTCATGTTAGAGATGAAGATTGCAAGAGGTCCAAAAATATCATTTTCACCACATCAAATTCTATTTCATACGATCAGAACAAAACGGAATTTTATCATAGTAGAAGAAGCCTCTTCCTCTTGCGTAAAACTTTATGAAAGCTCCGCGATCCACGGTCTAATGACAGATCATCGCGAAACGCCATGCTTGGCCATGAATGACTGGGAACATATCCAACGAATCTTAATCAACGAACCGCACGACGCGTAGCGTTGTCAATGTGACATATCGACGCAGGCTTGAGGCTTGACGCTTACAGGGCTCGAGGCTTGAGGCTTGACGCTTATAGGGCTCGAGGCTTGAAGCTTTTAGGCTTGAGGCTTGAGGCTTTGTCAATCAAACAAATTGACGCGCGACAATTTGACGCGGGCCTACGGCCCGCGCCGCGCTGCACATTAGTGTTTACCATATGCAACATTCCTAACAGAAGGATCCCAACACGCTCGGCAGCTTCCGCATGCATTGTCTTGTTCCGGCGCAGGACAAGTCCTGCCAGGTCCAGACACTACAGTTGAAGTATGAGGCCAGCTTGTCGCTGCCTCTTGGTCCACCATCGGCATTGAAAATCGTATTACTAAATTTTTTGGAGCTCTAGAAAGATATGGCTTTACCCACGCTTCACGTGTCGGCATCCAGTGCTGGACGTCCGGGGACCGCCTGCACACTTCAAATATTTTAGCTAAATGCTTGACGCTCTGCACGTCTCCCGAATCGTGCCAACGGAAAAATTTTGTTTTTTTAGAGTTGATCAACATCGCCATTGCTTTGATCCACGCTGGATGGTTTATAGAATTTAATCTTTTATATTGTGCAGCCTGCACAACGGGGAACATGTAACAACCTTTTAAAGCATAACAATTGTAGCAAGTTGACCCCTTCACCTGCTGCAGCTTCGCTCCAGTCTTACATTCTTTTGCAGGTATACCATACGCCCAACCTGGCATCTTAGACGGTTTACTCAGACCGCCGACCAGGTTCAAAGCTTCATTAGTTTTCATGAGTTGTAATATAGTTATTTTTTGCTTTTTGTATCTGCGACATATCGACGCAGGCTTGAGGCTTGAGGCTTGGAGCTTATTTGGCTTGACGCTTCTCGGTGCCTTCCAAATGATTTTGTATCGCTCACCGGTCCGCGCAGCGTGGCCGGGTTTAATTCATACATAACAAACCCTGGTTCTGTTTTAATTTTTTTAAATCCTAATTTTTTTAATTTTTCCATATCATCCACCATATTGTTAATAGAATACACGCCAACAAAAAATCCGTGGCGTGTATTCCAAATAGTTCAATCATTACCAAC